CTATGTCTGCAGCACCTGAAGCTGTTAATGAAAGGGTATCAGTTGTTTCCATAACAATCTTATTCCCTGACAACAACTCAAGTGTACCACCTACAGGTATTGGTGCATTAGTTACTAGTTCAACTGTCTGGTTAGCTTCATTGTTTGCACCTGCTCTTGAGCTTGTGTCTGAACCTAAACTTACTGTTGCAGTAATTTGTGATGTTGTTGTGTTACCTACCATTACGCCAAGAACCACAGTTGTTGTAGAACCTGCCACAGTATAGATAACATCAGCACTTGTTACACCTGCTTTTGTTACTACTTTAAATGTATTTGCCATTTATCCTCCTATCCTAATGCTATCGCTAAAGCTGTTGGGTCTTCAATATTAGCATTGACTAAAGTTATTACTCTTGATAATGCAGCTTTTT